TCATGAGTCGTCCTCTGTTTTCAGGAGCGGATCGCTGTACTCTTCGGGGTCCCCATCGAGCAGCGCATCAATGTAGCCGGTGAAGTAGCGGAGTACGTCCGCCTTCGAAATGTTCTGGTCGAAGTCCGACCAGAAGCCCTCGCCCCAGTTCTCGACCGCGGCGGCGACCGTCTCCTGGAGCAGCGTTGTCACGGCGTCGGAGATGGACTCCGGCGGGAAGTTGTCTAGCAGTGTCATAGCTCGGCCTCCTCTTCGGTGCAGGCACAGTCGGGGACGGTGCATTCGTTGGGCGCCCAGTCGGAGCACACGCCCGTGTGGTTAGCTCGGCGGTGGCAGACGGTGATCAGTTCACCGTCGCCCGCGCGTTGGACCGGGCCGAAGCAGGGCCCGCTGATGTGAAGGACATTCGGCGCGACGTTGGCGCCGCAGCAGGGGCAGCCGCTCATCGGACGTACGCATTCCAGAATGACTGTTGCGCGTGCTGGTCGTCGGCGGCTTTGACGCGGTCCGCGAATGAGGCGGAGTCTGGCATCTCGCGCAGCGCCTCCAGCGCCATGTTGTCAGCGATGACGTCGCGGAGTGCGTCGAGGGTTTCGATGGCGTCCGCGGTCGGGCTCGAGCCGTCCGGCTGCGGCGCGACGCGCCGTTGCCGGTTGCGGAGGATCTGGAGGGCGAAGTCCAGCGCTTCTACACTGTTCACGACTTCGCGTCCGCCTGGAAGACCCAGAAATACTCATTGTTGTATCCACCGCCAACCAATGGGGTGAAATACTGGGGATCGTCCCAGCCCATCTTTCGCGTGACCAGCACGGCAGCGTACGCGTGGTTCTGGTCGGTGTTGAGGGCCGAGTCATACTCGACCACGACGCGCGAGGCGTTGTCGCCAGCGTCGGCGATGATGCGCGAGGGCTTGGTGTTGGTGGGCCCGACGTAGCGGGTCCGAATGGCGCGATAGCGGGCGGTGGGCAGTTCGACGTTGTCGAGAATGGCGCGTGCGTTGGCGGTAGACATTGGTGACTCTCCTGGTTTCGTTGTGCGTTCAGTATATCAAAATGATAGAGTGGGGGCCAGAATTACCGGCCCAGCAGTGCGTTGTCGTCCATCGTAATTTTGTGCTTTGAGACGATGCGGAGCGGGTGGACGTTGGCACGATACCCACCGTACAGCTCGTTGCTGCAACTCACTTCGGCGTTGTCCGGGAACTCCAGCACATACGAGCCGCGCTCGTGGCGGGCGGTCTCGCCGACGTTGCGACGGGCCCGCTTGAGCGCCTCCTCTGGAGTCTCAGCGATGGCCCAGCCGCCACCGTACGGATTCGCGAAGCACTCGGCGTAGTAGATCACTGGAGTGCCTTCAGGCAGCGCTGGCAGTCGACGGCATCCGTATCAGCGTTGGGGTACACATGCCCGGTGTGCTGGCCGTTGGAGTCGCACATGGCGGCGGCGGAGTAGACCTGGCCGACCTTGTAGTAGTTCGGTTTCCAGCCGCCGTCCGGGTGCGTTGCGAGCACGGTTGAGATACGCAGTAGATGCGTCTTACCGGAGTGGCTCCATCGTCGTGACTGTGAGCCCACGGCCCACGAGGTCCGTAGAGTGAATGGCCCGGTGCCGCTGCCTTCGTTGCCGAAAGTGCGGTACTCGTGGGCGTTGGCGTTGAGGTCCGCGAGGGTTTTCATAGGTGACTCTCCAGAATTGGTCTCATCGGCAGGCGCCTAACGCCTGGACGTCTCGCGACGTTTCGACCTGATTAGAGGGTTTCGCGCAGCGTTGCGTCGGCGGGCAGTTCGCCCAGTTGCGCGCGGACCTCCGCCGGGACCTCTGCCCATTGCTCGGCTGCCATGTCACGGATGTAGGCCTCGTTGTGTTCGAAATAGGAGCCATATTCGACGCCCCAGAGACCGTTCGTTGTCACGTTCAGGTCGTAGCTGAATTCGGAAACGGCGGCCTTGACGCGGATGCCAACGTAGCGCCATTCGTCGTTGTGGTAGGCTGCGACGTCTTCTGGACTGTAGCAGTCGAATTCTTCGGGCTTCGTATCGTAGTCTGGGGCAATTTCAATGCTGAACGTTGTGGACATGGGTGACTCTCCAGAAATGGTCTCATCGGCAGGCGCATCACGCCTGGACGTCTCGCGACGTTTCGACCTGTCAGTCAAGCGCTGATGCGAGCCGTTCGATAGCCTCCTCCAAGGCGGGCGAGTGGTAATCGTTGCGATACTCGCGTACGGCGTTGCGCGCAAGTGCAGCCAGGTTGTTGTGCTCTATGGTCAGGCGTGTTGCCAATTCGACGTCGTTTTCCTCTTCGAGAATTGCGAGCAATCGTGCGCGGACGAGCGCCGCGCGTTGTGCGGGGCTGAGCGCTGGATGATACGGGTCGAATTCCCCGGCGTCGGATGGATCGATCATTAGCGTAAGGTGGATAGTTTCCATGATCGGTTGTGACTCTCCCAAAATGGTCTCATCGGCAGGCGCATCACGCCTGGACGTCTCGCGACGTTTCGACCTGTCAGTCGTTGAAGTAGCCGGGGTCTTCGATGCTCGCGCCTACGTTGTCGTCCAGGTATTGAAGAGCTCCTGAAATATCGGATTCGGAACCGCCCCAGCCGAACGTTGTTGCCACGCCGGGGTAATCGTAGTCGGACTGAATCAGGATGGACTCGCCGTTGTCGTTGACTAGTAGGTAGTCCCATCCGAACGCGCCGGATTCGAGGGTAATCATGTCAGTAGCTCCGGTCGTTGGCTTCGAGGATGTTGGATAGGCGGCGTAGGACGTTGCCAGCATGGCGCAAGTCGTCGCCGGTGACGAGGTTGGTGTAGTAAGCCTCGCGCAGGTCTGTGGCTAGCCATTCGCCGTTTTCGGTGGCATCGTTGCACATGTTGGCGATGACGTGGTCTGTGGTAGCCGGCTGGCGGTATCCCCAGTCGTTGGGGATATCCTCGCCGGTGACGTAAAGGACGTCGGCGATGGAAAACCAGGCGCTCATCGTGGACGCCCACGTGTCGCCGTTGTCCCAAGTGGCGCGCAGGTCCGCGCGAATGATGGTGTGCATCGTTGTGACTCTCCGTTAGCCCCACCGGGTCCGGCGAACCATGCGGGCCGAGTTGTCGGGGCAAATCGAAGTGTCGACTGTGAAGACGAGCGCTTGCTTGGCGTTGGCGCGCTTCACAACGAGGCGCAGCTCGTCCGAGTGGAGCCCGGCCTTTTCGATAGTTTCGGAATTGTTGTCAACTACCCAATGGAGCCAAAGCGAGTCTCCGACTCGGAGCAAGCTTGCAATGGTGTGCCAGACCTCGTCAAACGAGCTGACCGAAGCGAACGCGTATTTGTATTCGCCCGGGCCGTGCGAGCCGTAGCTCCGGCCATAGTCGACCCAACTATCCGAGACGTTGATATCGTAGTAAGACTCGTTGCTTGCCCAGCCATCGTTGAGCTTGGCGCGCTTGTGTGCGCGGATCACACTGGACTCGCCGACCGTTGTGTGGAATGTGACGTCGTCCGCGGCTTTGAGTGCTTTGATATCGTCGGCCGTTAGTGTGGCCAGTTCGGTAGCGGTTTCCATTTTTGGTGACTCTCCTCGTGTTGATCGCCAGGTCGGCGGTCCGTTTGGTTCTGTGTGAGGGTTCCGTTCCCCTCGACCTCTATAATATAACAAATTGATACGTAAGGTGCAAGGCCCAGGTGCTAACAAAATGTTAGCGAATGATTAGGCCTCGTTAAGAGCTCCGCGGGCCCCAGGGCCGAACGTTTGTTCTACCGTCCAACCCCGCCCCCAGGGGTACCACCACGGGGTTTATAGGGCGACCCCCCGCCCGAGGGGTGCCCGGGAGACTCCTGAATCTGGGGTCAAGCACTAAACGCTCGCCTTCGGCGTCGCCGCGGAGCACCCATCAGGCGAAATGTCAAGCACTCTGGGGTCACCAAAACTCACCAAAGCTGCACGCCGGCGTACCAATTCTGCACACGCGCGTACCAAAACGGCCTGTGCTTGACCCCAGATTCAGGAGTCTCCCGGGCACCCCTCGGGCGGGGGGTCGCCCTATAAACCCCGTGGTGGTACCCCTGGGGGCCAGCGTTCAGCGCCTCAGGCGCTGAGCGCTGGCTGGTCGCGAGAAGCGGCGGAATCCCAGGGGTTCCTCGTAACGCTGTGCGGGTCGACAGCCCGACAGCCCCGCAGCTCGCCCGCCTACCGGCGCACGGTGCGCACCAGACTTCTCTCGCGTGAATTCTCTCATGAGAACGAGTACAGTGGCCCCGTGGCCCAGCGGTGTGGTCTGTGCGCACATCCCCGACGCGCTGAAATCGAAGCGCGGCTCCGCGGAGAACACAACGTCTCTGCCATCGGCAGAGAGCTGGGCATCACCCGCTGGGCGGTCATGCGGCATCGTGAGAAGCACCTCCTGGCGCGACCTGTCCGCCAGGAAGTCTCTGAGGAGAATTCTCTCGAGGCAGTAGCACCGACAAAGTACCCCCTCGACCCGCAGACCGCGTTCCTGACGTCCTACGCCGCCAATGGTGACCTGGCCGCCGCCCTCAAGGCAGGCGGTATTCTCCGCGGTGAATTCCACAAGTGGCAGGAGATGGACGAGGCCTTTGCGATGCGCTTTCACACCGCGGAAGCCGAAGCCATCGAGGCGCTCGAAGCTGAGGCGCGCACGCGCGCGGTGGCCGGCTCGAAGCTCACCCGCCGTGTGTACCGCCACGGCCTGCTGTACGAGGAGATCCACGAGTGGCGGCCGAGCGATGCAATGCTCACCAAGTTGCTGCAGGCGCACAAGCCCGAGAAGTACGGCGACAAGCTGACGGTGACCCAGACGACGGTGGTCAAGGCTATCGACGCGGACGCCTGGAACAGCGTCTAGGTGGCCACGCCGCGCGGTCTCCAGGCCACCAGCCAGCTCCTGGTCGAACCGACGGCAAGCGTCGCCACTCTCGACCCCGAGACCAAGCCGTTCAAGCCCTACGGCGCCAACGCTGAACTGTTCCGCTGCCGCGACCGGGAAGTCGTGATCGAGGGCCCGGCCGACTGCGGCAAAAGCAGAGCGTGCCTCGAGAAAGTCCACGCCGCGATGACCAAATACCCGGGCGCGGTCGCAGCGTTCGTGCGAAAAACGCGCAAGAGCCTCACCTCGACGGCGATGCAGACCTTTGAGCGCCAGGTCCTGCCCGATGGCGCAGCGCGCCTGTGGAACGGCGAGGAGTACAGGTATATCAACGGCTCGAAGATCTACCTGTTCGGCATGGACGACCCCGAGAAGGTCAAAAGCTTCGAGGGCGACCTGATCTACGTGCAGGAAGTCAGCGAGCTGGAGCAGTCGGACTGGGAGATCCTGACCACGCGTGTGACTGGGCGCGGCGGGACGATGCCCTACCAGCAGCTCCTCGCCGACCTGAACCCGCGCGAGCCCAGTTTCTGGCTGTACGACCGCGAGCGCGAGGGCAAGACGACATTCCTGATCGCCAGGCACGCTGACAACCCCACCATTACGCCTGCACGATTGGCGCCGCTCGAGGCGCTGACAGGGTATCTGCGCGACCGCTTGCTGCTCGGGCTGAGAGTGGCAGCGGAGGGCATGTACTTCACCGAGTTCGATCCGCGGCAGCACCTGGTCGACGCCTTCGACCCGCCCGAAGACTGGATCCGCTGGGTGTGTGTGGACTGGGGCTTCGCGCATCCCTGGGTCGCGCTCTGGCTCACCCGAGATCGCCCAGGCGGCCACATCTACGTCTACCGCGAGATCAGCGCGGCGGGCATCCGCGACGAGCAACAGGCGCAGCTGATCATCGACCGCAGCAAGGACGAGCGCATCACCCAGGTGGTGCTCGACCCGAGCATGTTCAACCCGCGCACCGAATCGATGCGCCCCAGCATCGCCCAGGTGTACGCCTCCGGCGGCGTGCCCAACATCGTGCCGGGCTTCAACAACCGCCGCCAGGGCTGGGCGGTCATGCGCAGGGCACTCGCACACGGCGTGCAGGTCGCGCTCGAGCGCAAGGTCGAAGAAGACGCGCTGCCGCGGCTCAAGATCATGCACCAGCGCTGCCCCGCTCTGGTGCGCAACCTGCCGGCCATGGTCATGGACCCGCTCGACCCCGAAGACGTCGCCGACAAGATCGGCGGCACGCGTACACCTGACGACGAGGTCGACGCGCTGCGCTACGGCTTGTGCGCCGAAGCGCAGCCCTGGGCCGCGGAACCGGTCGGAAAAGTGACGTTCGGATGACGCAAGCGGTCGCCTACGGCGAGGCTGAAAACGGTCAGCAGAGCACCAGCAGCGGGCTCATCCTCCACCGTGGTCCGCTGAACGCGGCGCTGGTACGCGCCGTCGGCTCACAGCAGACCGGCCAGGTGGTATGGCCGCGCGACGGTCAAGGCTCCGGTTCCAGCCTGGAACTGGCGCACTACCCCAAACAGTCCAGCAACGTCCAGTCCTACGACCGCGACACCAGCCAGTGGCTGGACCTCAACCTGTACGGCAAGAACATCAGCCTGAATCCCCAGGGCGGCAAGCTCATCATGCCTGCCGGATCGGCCCAGGCGGTCCTGGGCTACTGGTTTCAGGGCAGCGGTTGGGCCGTACCCGCCATCAACCAGTGGTATGAGACGGACGTTCGCGTCAACTTCACCACTACCGGTAGCTATCCCCTGCGCTTCGACTGGAATGCCATCGTCTACGCCAATACCGTCGGCACGGCGATCTACATCGGCGTAGGTTATGACGGCACACTCCAGTGGGCTTCTTGCGGCATCATCAATGTGCCTGGACCTGGCTATCAGTCCTGCATGAGCGGCGTGGTCATCAACCAGAGCCCGCTCGCCGTCGGTGCCCACCGTGTCAGCCTGTGGATGTACGCCAACACGGCAGGCGCGCAGTTCTCGCCGAATGGCACGTCGGCTCTATGGGTTACGGAGATCCGCGCATGAGCACGCCGCCGCCGGATCTGCGCTCAACTTGCTTGAAGAACAGCCCCTGCCCTCAGGCCGTCTGGGTCTGGCGGAATGGGCAGTGGGTCTGCCAGGTGTGCCACCCCATCCCTGAAAGGAAGCCTGCCGCATGAGTATGTCCGTCGCGCCGCCCAAGGGCTGGTTTGATAAGCCCTCTGACCAGGACGCTATGGAGCGGGCGACGATGGAACTGGCCCAGGACCTGCGCCGCCAGTTCCGCGAGCGCGACGAACTGTACTCCGACATCGACGCGGTGCTCTTCGGCAACCTGCCGGTCGAGATCCCGGAGGCGTATCGCAAGACCGCCATCGAAGTCCGCTCGCCCCTGGCGCTCCACATTGCCAATACCGTCACCGCGGCGCTGAGCGTCAACCCGATGAGCGTCGTGTTCAAGCCCATCGGCTTCGGCGACGTGTACCAGCAGAACTCGACGCTGCGCGAGAACTATTTCGAGTCGTCCTGGAAGCGCCAGGAGCAAGAGTCCAAGCGCCAGCTCCTGCGCCTGTTCATGTGGAGCCTGGCCACCAAAGGCGAGGGCGTCATCAAGACCGTCGAGCGCTCGAGAACCGCCTGGGGCGAGTACGAC